TATACTGCAAGAAATCATCTGTTAATATGTTTATCATCCAGTGAGGCGGTTCTTTCAAATATGGCATGTCTAAACTGATTGCTTGTTTTCCATATTTCTTTCGCCACTCAATGCATTTTTCTAACAGAGATCTAAAATTAGTTACACACAATACATTAAATGTAATCATAAAATTAACTGATATTCCTAGCTGTTCGATGGCCTGTATCATATTTCGTTCCCAGTGATCGCACTTTAATCCTGTACGCATATACTCTGCCTGGGGTCCCCACGAATCTATACTAGTGAACAAACTGAAAGACTTAATCTTTTTTTGAGTTATTAAACTATTAACTCTAGTGTACAATCTATCAACTTTTTCAAATGTCACTCCTAGATTACTGTTAATACTAACTTCTAGATTAGGCGCAGGTTCGTTTTCTAATAGTTCAAAAAACTGCATAGCTCCCGGATTCATTAATGGCTCCCCGCCAGTAATTCTTAAAGTATGCAAATCATTTTTTAAACTTGGCCACCACTTCCAAAATGCTTCAATGTAAGGATTTTCTTCTTTGGGTGCATAGTATGTTCCTGTTTTTAAAAACTCAATACCGTATTGATTATATGTTAAATCGTAATTACCATGCTTTTTAATTTCTTCCATCCACATCGAACTAGCCTGTGGGCCGCAATAGCCGCAACGATAATTGCAACCATTGCCAAAACTAACTTCAAGATATCTAGGATTGATCGGAGCATCCCATGGAAGCTCTGCTATTTTTTCAATTATAGGCTCACTGAATGTACTAGAACTGTGTAACATTCTATCACTAATATGGTCGCCATCTAGGTCTTCAATATTCCAACAGTAGTAACATTCCTGAGGACGTTCGCCTTCTAGCATTTTTTTACGCTGTTCTTTTTTCCATTTGGTATTGTGTAATGCTGACACGTCTATAGCAATTTCATCTAGTCCTATGTGATGGGGACGAGGATGATAACAACTATGGTTATCTCCGGTATGCAGATACAAGGTTTGATGCAACCATTTCATTGTACAGAAGCTGGGACTTACTGCATTTAATCTATCTCTAACATCTTTTACAAATTGTATTCTATTCATTTTGTCCCTTACTTTGAATCCATAAATTATTTAATTCAGGAAAAATTTTTTGAAAATCTGTGCCCCTTCTTCGATCGTGTTCTAAAAAATAAAGATAGAAGTTTTTAATAGCTATTTTGTCATCAAACGGAGTTAGCGTAATCCAATCAATCAACCGTTGCACTTTACTAATTTCGTAATCTTTAAAACCTTTAAATCTATTGCTTTCAGTTTCTTTATTCTGTTGCATAAACCCAATGGACTCTTCAAGCACAGTGACCATGTCTTTAGCCATTCTAGGATCCATCCAATTAGGGCTTGATAATTGCGGAATGTCAAACCATATTAATTGTCTATCCACATTAAACTCGTTTCTTAGTGCATGAATATTTTTTACATACTCTAGCCAGCCCGAAAAACTTAAAACATTAAATGTTACAATAAATGTTAAACTGTGTTTTTTTCCCTTAATTAAATATTCTCTAATATTTTTATTTAGAATATCAAAATTAAGACCGTCCCTAATGTATTCGGCCTGAGGTCCCCAACTGTCTAAACTACAAAATAACATGAAGTGATCTATTGCAAATGAAACACTATCTAATTCGTTTATAAAGTTGTTCCATTGATTGCCAGGCGGGCAACAATTACTAGTTATACTTAGATGCAAATCTTTTTTAGGATTATTCTTAACGTAATCAAACATACGAAACGTATTCTTGTCCATTAACGGCTCACCGCCCGTCATACGGAATGTTTGTAGTGTTGGGTAAATTGTAGGCAACCATTCCCAAAACGCTAGTAAGTAAGGATTATCAGGACTGTTATTTGGCATGGATTTATCTTTCATCCATGTCAAATCATTGTGAGATCTGTCTGTTAATTTATACGGCCCGTTTCTTTCAATATCTTGTTGCCAAGCTGTACTAAGATGAGGACTACAGTAAGTACATCTAAAATTACAGGCTTGATTAAAATTCACTTCAACGTATCTAGGTTTAGGATTTCCTTGATGCCCGAGTGCTATTGCTTCTCTAATTAATCCTGGACTCCAGCTATCTAAACTGCGATAGGGCCTATCACTGAGATTATTTCCGCTATCTTCTATTTCCCAACAAAAATTGCATTCTGAAGGCCTAGTACCTTCTAGCATTTTCTTGCGTTGTTCTTTCTTATATTTTGTATTATGTAATGCACTTACATCAATTTTAATTTCTTCTAAAGGAACATGATGACTTTTTGGATGATAACAACTATGGGTTTGACCTGTAGGAATGTGTATGCTTACATTATACCATTTGGCCAGACAAAAACTTGGGCTAACTTTGTTTAACTCAGACAACATGTGTTCTGACTTGAGCATATAGACAGATTCAAATTTTCCATTTATAATTTTTACTTCGTCGCCTTTGATATTATCTGCCATTTTCAAATTTATCCTTAAGCCAATCAAAATCGTTAATTTTAGATAATGCTTGTAAATTTCCTATATTGTTTTCTCCGTATTTTTTCCCTTCTATCGCACCGTCTATAGCATATTCTCCGTATTTGTTTTCTATTCCTTCTGTACACCAAATTTGTAATCTATGATCAGTTTCCTTATCATAATATCTATCAATCACATTACTAGATAATTTTACACATTCTCTAAATGCACTTCTCCATGTGGTAAAAGGATCAGTATTAAATTGTGTAATATTGCTAACCGTGGGCATAACTTTAAAGTTGTTACTTATAGAAGTTGTCATGTCTGGTTTTGTTAGATCCATGTTCAGTGTTAATTTTTTAGGAAACAGTTTAATACCACCATACCCATATGTTAAATTGTTTATAGGATTTTGACTTTTCCATACATGTACAGTTTCGTTAAAGTGATTTCTTTCTTGCAAATTGTAATAGGGAATTTGCGGCACTGTAAATTCAAAATCTTCTAATACTTGTGCATCTCCATCAACTATCCAAAACATTTCTGATGTAGATTCTTTGGCTGCTTGTAAGTGTGCTTGATGTATTCCTTTTACACCGTGTATTCTTTTAGCAAATGGAACTTTTGTTAACAGTGCTTTATAATTTTCATCTGCATTAGATTCATTGTACGAAATAAAAAATATATCAAATATTCGAGGAATCGATGCAACTATATCTATTTCTTTTTTTTCTACATAAAATCTGTTCTCAAATTCTCGTTGAGTGACTTTAACTGTTCTTGGAAAAATACAAATGCCGTCAAAGAACTTTCCGTTTTTAAATACGTGAGGAATATGTTGTTCATACTTAGGAACTTTAAAATCAAATTTAAATTTAGAATTTACAACCACTTCTTTCCATACTACCCAAAACATATCAGTTGTTGCAGTTTCTATAGCATTTAAGTATTCATCATAGGTGTCTATGTAATATATATCATATGGTTTAGGATGCGATGCTACAATATCTATTTCTTTTTTTCCGTTGACAAAAAATCTGTTCTCAAATTCTCGTTGGCTAATATTAGCTGTTTTAGAAATTAAATAAACACCGTCAAAAAATTCACCATTTTTATATACATGAATGTAATTATTATCCCATTGAGACACTTTATAAGAAAAATCAAAAGATTCATCAACTAACAAATCTTCCCAAACTACCCAAAAAAACTTTGTAAATGCTTTTGATTTTATTTGATCAAAAGATGTTACGTTGTCTATTTTTTGTGATCGTGGATATCTTTTTTTAAAAGTTTGCCAGTAGTTGTTACATACTGCAGATTTGCTTACAAGAAAAATATCATACATTTTTTAAATAGGTATTAGATAAATTCATTGTTTCTATATAAAGATCCAATGTGTACTTGCTGTAGCGAGCGTCTAGCCAAGGCCAGTCTAATCCTAGACCCATTTTTATTTTTTCGCCTAAATTTTTAATTTCGTCTACTAGACCAGTATTGTTTACATCTTCATATGGTTTACCGTATTGATTCCATATGTCTCTAAGTATTTCAAAATCTCGAACATCAACATAATTCCATTCAGTGCAATTTGCCATCCATGTTCCTAGTCTAGCACCATAAACTGCATAAATTCCATTTTCTTCGTGGGTTCCAACAGTTGACCACATGCGCAGTCTATGAATATTATGCCACCATATACGTTCTTTAATTTCCATAGGAGGAACTTTAATACCGTCAAACAATGTCATTTTAACACCTTCACGGAATCCTGCTCGCCATGCTTGGAACGGTGATCCTGTAATTACAGTTTCACTATAACATTCTTTGAATTGACGATATCCATCTTCCCAACAAAAATCAACCTGGGCTCGTTCACTCTCACTAGCTTCGTGAGTTTTCATGTTAAGAATAAAATCTTTTCGCCAAATTTTTAATCCACCGTTACCATAGAGCAACCCATTTAATCTGTTTCTTCCTAACCAGCTGTATACTTGAATCTTTGGATCAGTGGTGTCTATTTCAACATTAAAAAATTTAGAATCTACAATGTTGTCAGCATCCACGGTAATTACCCAGTCTGTTTCCGACAATTCTGCGGCCCGCTTATGAGCTGCATCTGATCCTTTTACGCCGTGTACACGTTTGGCCCATGGAACTTTGGCACACAGATCTGCATAGTGTAGGTCTGCATTGGGTTCGTCGTAGCTTAAAAAAACTATGTCAAGTTCAATTGTTTTCATTTATAAAAATATATTTTTTAAAAAGTCGTCTAGTGTAAACGCTAAATTTTTTAGGAGAATCAATTTCAATTGAAAAATTTTCTTCGATTAATTTACTGAGTTTTACTGTAAACATGTTGTGCAAAATATTTGGATCATTGTAATCTGTAATAAAAAAATTCATTTCAGTTTCTCCATTCCAAAAAATGCGTTTTCCTTTCCTATACTTTTCGTTTAAAATTATAGAAATGGTATTATTATTATTTGTTATGTAAATGTCTGCATCCGTGATGTTAGACCATTTTGCGTCCACTACTCTGTGTAATACATCGTCAATGCTTGTTAATGATTTTATTTCTATAATTTCTAAATTGCCGGATTCTAAATCTACATGGCAATTAAAAATAGAAGTTGTTCCGTCATTTATTGATTCAGCAGTCTCTTG